AAAAGGAAGTGGGAGTTTATGGTCATGGGGAGACAGCACATATGGTGAAGGTGGTAGGGGAACCAATAGTGCAGTATCATCTCCAGTTCAAATTGGTTCATTAACAAATTGGGCTCAGGTTTCAACAGGAAATAATCATACTGTTGCAGTAAAAACTGATGGAACCATTTGGACATGGGGTTACAATGGTAATGGTGAATTGGGGTTGGGTGATAAAACAGACCGCAATAGTCCAGTTCAAGTTGGTGGATTATCAACGTGGGTTTCTGCATCTGCGGGTGCTAATCATTGTTTAGCATTAAAAAACGATGGAACTCTTTGGGCATGGGGTTTCAATGGTAGTGGTGAATTGGGCAATCTTTCTACACTCGGAACATCATCTCCGATACAAGTTGGAACAGTAACCACATGGACAAAAATATCTGCAGGAAATTATTTTAGTCTTGGATTGAGAACCGATGGAACTCTTTGGTCTTGGGGCGATAATACTGCAGGATGTTTGGGCATTGGTAATACATTTAATAGAAGTAGTCCTATGCAAGTTGGTGCAGGAACAAATTGGAGTAAAATTAGTGCATCTACTGGACCAAGTGGTTGGAGAACATCGCTGGCAATAAAAACTGATAAATCCTTATGGGCTTGGGGCAATAATGAATTTGGGCAGTTGGGACAAAGTGATTTGACTAATAGAAGTAGTCCTATTCAAATTGCCGGTGATTGGAAAGAAGTCGCATCTTTACACGTTTTTGTTTTGGGTATTAAAGATGCAGGAACTCTTTGGGGTTGGGGTAGAGGTTCATCTGGTCAAATTGGAAACAGTTTAACTAATAGTTATAGCAGTCCTGTCCAGGTTGGATCAGATAACACTTGGGAATTTGTTACCGGTGGATATAATCATTCTCATGCATTAAAATCTTAAATTGTAAATAATTAAAAATTTGGAAAAATGGTGCGGATTACTTATATTTGTATCTAACTCTGTTTAAGGTTTTGAAATGAAAAGTGATGTAATTGATCCATTGGATATTGCTCTAAATTACACTATAAATGGTTTTCCGGAAAAAAGTGAAAATATATTAAGAAATCAATCACAAGATGATTTACGCGTCCTGTTTAATTTAGGATGGCATGAAATGCGTCATGGTAATCTTAAAAAAGGATTTGAACATCTAAATTATGGAAGATACATCAATATATTTGGTCTTCCACCAATTCCTGGAACACTTTGGAAAGATGAACCATTAAAAAATAAAACACTTCTATTCAGATGTGAAGGTGGTTTTGGTGATCAAATACTTAATTTTCGTTTTGCTAAAAAATTTCAAGACATGGGTGCAAGGGTAATCGTATCGTGCTCATCAGAATTGAAGGAACTTTTCAATAATAATGGTTTTATATCCATTGACAATGAAGGTATAAAAAATCTTCATTATGATTATTGGGTTCCTGCTATGTCTGCCGCTTATGTGTTGAATATGGAATATGATGACATTGATGGGTGTCAATATATTTTTCCAAAAAATCCAATATCGTTATTTTCCAAGAATAACAATTTGAAAGTTGGTATTCGTTGGAGTGGTAATCCTGAATTTGAACACGAACAGCATAGAAGATTTCCACCTGAATTGATGATTGGTCTATCGGATATTCCAAACATATCGTTATATTCACTACAAAGGGATGAAAATTGTATAGATGGTCTTCCATTTGCAGATATGCGTGACCAAATGAAAACATGGGATGATACTGCAAACATAATTGCTGGTTTGGATTTGGTAATAACATCTTGCACTTCAATCGCTCATCTTTCAGGTGCAATGGGTATTCCAACATCGATTGTTGTTCCTATTATGCCATACTATACTTGGGTTTTTCCTGGTGATAGTTCTCGTTGGTATAATTCTGTAAAATTATTTCGTCAAGAAAAATATGGAAAATGGGATGAACCATTCTTAAAAATTAGAGAAGAACTCACTAAATTGTCAGAAGAACATAGTAAACAATCGGTTTAACATATTTATAGATAGTATATTGTTTTTAATGAAACGAGTTTATACATGAAATATATTTTAGTAGAAAATAATCAGATAATAGGTAATCCTACGGATATACCGAAAGTGTGGAAAAATATATCAAACTTTTATCTTCTTGATAATGAGACATTGAAACAACACGGATGGTACCCGTTTAGATTTGTAGAAGCAGAAATAAATTCAAATCAATTTTACGATGGTAGTGATTTTGTTATCGAAGAAAATGAAGTAGTAGAATATCAAAAAGTTCGTAACAAAACTGCACAAGAAATTCAAGATGAATTGAATGGTCAATGGACTTTTATTCGTTACCGTAGAAATGAATTTTTAACAGAATGTGATTGGACACAATTACAAGATAGTCCATTATCTGAACAAAAACAACAAGAATGGCAAGTATATCGTCAATCATTGCGTGATATAACGGAACAATCTGATCCATTTAATATAGTTTGGCCAATAAAACCAATATAACATATGAACGATAAAATTCTTAAATTGATAAAAGAAATGAACCTTGCCATATTCAATGAAAATGAATTAGTGGACAAGGATATTGTTGTTCTGTATCCTGGCAAATTTCAACCAATGGCAATTTATCATCGTGAGGAATATGAAAGAATTTGCCGTAAGTTTGATAAAGACAATGTAATCATTGTAACAAATGATATTACTGATCCAATAGAAAAACCATTAACCTATGACGAAAAGTTTGCAATAATGCGTCGTCATAACGTCAAACACATTCAGAAATCAAATACGCCATTTCATGCAACAAATGTTATAGAACAATTTGATAGTGACTCAACTGTTGTAATTTATGCTGTGGATAAAGACGATGTTTCTAAATTAAAAGATTACAAAAGACTGATGAAGTGGAATGGTAGTAGTCATCTACCATACAAAGATATTCAGAATCCATATGTATATTATATGATAGTGAATCATGTTCGGTATGACATCCCATCATTTGGCGAAATGGATTCAAAGAGTATTTTTGCTGCCCTGTCAGACCGTTCTGCAAAATTGGCTGAATTGAAATCTCGTTTTATTTCTATATTCGGTTGGTTTGATGTAGATATATTCAATATGGTTATTTCTAAATTCAATACTAATCGTGGTAAAATGAAAGAAAGTAAAAAGAATAAAAATGGTTTAAGACCATTGCACATGATAACGAGAAAATTTTGGAATAAAGTTTACAATGAAATAATAAAATAGAAGGTTATGTTATGGAATTAAAAATTGATAGTCTTAATGATGTTAAAAAACTTCTTGCAGGAAAACATGAAATTCAAGAAAAAGTTCAAGTTGGTTATACCGAAGAAGACAAAGAAAAAAATCTTTCACGGAAAATTGGCGATAAATGGTTTGACGAAGATGGAAATGAGTGGGAACAAAGAAATGGATATAAAATAAAACTTGGAAAAGAATGGCAACAAGAATTACACGAATATCTAAATTCATTTCCAAACTGTCCAAAAGAAAATTGCACTTGTGGTATGCCAAAAAGACTTGACCAAAAAATGAAACGTATTCATGGGATGTGTTTTGATTGTGTTATTGATATGGAACACAAAATTCGTCTTGAAGGTAAATGGGATGAATATGAAAAAACAAAAGTAAAACAAAATGCACTTGCTTGGTTAAAAGAGGCAGAAAAAGACAAGAATATGATTGCAAGTGAATTATCACGACTTGAATTTACAAATGATTTTGGTGATAATGAAAAATGGAAAACTCCATTTAACAAAGAAGAAATGTTAGAAAAAATAGAAAAAGAGTTTGATGAGTTTAGGAAAAATTTCATCGAACAATTAGAAAAGGATTTGGGAGAAAGGATTGAGGAAAGTTAATCCAATATCAGAAACTTTTAGAGGGATTGGTGGTAATATATCATCAAAAAGAGTAATGATGTTTTTTTCTTTTCTTGTGATGATATTTATGGCAATACTGTCTACATTCTATGAAAAAAAAGTAGAGCAATTTATATTTGATGGATTCCTTTACATAGTAGTTGGTGGTTTGTTTTCTGTTGCTTCAGAACAGTTTGCTAGTAAATTTAGAAAAATGGAACACAGTGATTATTATGAAGAAATAAATGAAAATGATATTATAGATGAACCACCAAGAAGAAAACGGAGAAACGTATGAAACAACTAATAGTTGAAAGAGCAGTTCCAACAAACAAAAAACTGTATGCAAGTGTAAAGGCCAGAATTAAAAAAAAATATAAAGTATGGCCAAGTGCTTATGCATCCGGTGCATTAGTAAAGGCATATAAAGCCGCTGGTGGTGGATTCCGTAATGTAAAAGAAGTAATTAACAATCCATCATATCAGCTTGAAGGGTATGCAACAAATCCGTGTGGTAATATAACCGAATTACATTTTCGTTTACAAGAAAGTGAACCCAACATGATGAATGAGGCGGAATATCGTGGTAGAAAAGTTTCTCTCGGAAGACCGTTCAGAACACCCAGTGGTCCTAAGAAGTTTTCTGTTTATGTTAAAAAACCTAACGGAAATGTTGTTAAAGTTAATTTTGGTCACAAGGGCGAAGGCGGAAAGAAAACAATGAAGATTAAAAAGAGTAATGCCGCTCGTAGAAAATCATTTCGTGCTCGTCATAATTGTCAATCACCTGGACCAAGACATAAGGCAAGATATTGGTCATGCCGTTTTGGATGGCCAAGTTCTGGTAAAGGTGCAATAGATAAAACATAATATATGAATACTGCCATATTCAAAGCAATAATGAGACCAATTTTAGTTGCAAGTAACGTTCAAGACAGAGCGGTTTTTGCAAGTATAATGGCAAAGGCATATCAAACATCAACTGTTGGATTCACCGGAACAACTTTCGGTGCAAAATTAGTAAAAGGTGATACTGCATTCTTACAACAATGTATAACTGATGCTTTAGATGCTAATTTTAATGATAAAACTCGTGGTGTAAATCGGAATGCTTATCTTTTGATGGCAATGGGATTTATGGGTTATTGGGCATCTGCAAAATTTGTACCAATTCCATATGCACCGGCCATGACCGCCACGGTAAAAGGTGCTGTTGTTAAAATTCCGGGAACACCGGATCCTTTGGGTGCTAATTTATTTTATTCTTTTGTCATGGGTGATCCAGATAGACATTTGGATTCTATAACCACATCACTACTTGCATTCCAAAGAACTATTCAAGGTAGTATAGACGGAGTAAATTCATCTGGAACTGCTGTTACTTTGCCTTGGGTTAGTATAATTTAATGGTAACTCATATTTATCATTATGAACAAAACCACAGAAAATATAGTTAGAGAAATAATCCGAGAGTATCTTCGTTTCACATTGATTGAAGGTAAAAAACCCAGTGGTGGTTTAACCGGATGGTTTAGAGAAAAATGGGTTGATATTTCTCGTAAGAAAAAAGGTGGTGGGCATCCACCATGCGGCGCTTCTGCTGGAAGTAAATCCAGAAAAGGTGGAAAGAGAGCATACCCCAAATGCGTTCCTGCAGCAAAAGCTTCTTCAATGTCATCAAAACAAAAAAGAAGTGCCGTAACACGAAAGAGAAAAAAAGGTGCTACCGGTCGTGGTAGGGCAAAAA